GTCAAACACCCAGTCTCGCCTCTTCGCCTCTTTGCGGCACTCGTGCACAATGGCGCGGACGGCACGCCCGCACAACTCCACGAGCAGCGGCTTCTGCGCCCGCACAATACGCGCCGCGCGGCCGTCGTCTTCCTCGTCTTCGTCGCCCCCTCCCTCCGGTTCCGGCGGCGGCGCGGGGGCGGGCGGCGGCTCCGGCGGCGCAAGCGCCCGCTCCACCGGCTGCATATTGACGGGAACCCAGTACAGTTGGCCCTGTCCGTCAGGTAGCGGGTTCAGGTTTTCCTTCTCGCGAATGTCGTCGTGGTTCAGCCAGCCGCCCATCCAACCAAGCTGGTAAGCCTCATAGCGGCTCTTGATGTCGCCGCGAAGCAGGCCGTCCACCAAATGCTCGGCGTAGTGGCCCGCATCCCGCGACGTGCTCAACAGCTTGCGGTTAACCTCCTGCTCCCAGCGGACAAGCCACGGCTGGAGGCAGTACGTCACGAACTCTTGGGACATTTCCTCGATGTTGCTGAACGTGGCCCGTTCCAAATCGCCCAGCATGTGGGGCGGAATGCGGAACATCCGGGCGATTTCATTGACCTGAAACTTGCGGCTTTCGAGGAACTGTGCCTCCTCCGGCGGAACGCTGCTCGCCTTCCATTTCATGCCCTCTTCCAGCACCGCCGTGGACGCCGCATTGCCCGCCCCGCCATGCTGTTTCTTCCAGTCGGCTTTCAGGTGCTTCAGCGCGTTGTCGGACAGCGTGGCCGGGTGCTCCAGTATGCCGCCGGGCCGCGCGGAGTTGCCGAAAAAGGCGGCCGCGTACTTCGTCATGGCCATTCCGGCACCGATGGCGTGCTTCGCCTGGGCGACTGGCGAGTAGCCCACCAAACCGTCAAAGCTCAATCCCGGAATGTGCAGAACGTCATGCGCCTGCACCACAGTCGTCCGGCCGCCGCTATCGACGAACTCATAGTACAGTGAGTGCGGCGGCTGCACGTAGCGCTTGGCCCGCACGTTACCGGGATGCCATGGCCACAGCGCGGATACGTTCGCCCGCGCATCCCGCTCGATTATCGCATAGGCGTTGCCGTAAGTCAGCAAATGGGCCTGAAGCGCCTCCCGAAACACCATCGCCGTCATATCGTCGTTGGGCGCGTCGTGCAGCCGCTGGTATACGGGGTGCTCCGGCCGCCGCTCCCTGCCCCCGCCGGGCAATCGCCGGTAGACAATCAGCGGCAGGCTCGCCACCGTTTCGCTGATGACATGCACCGCCGCCCAAAAAGCGGTGTAGGTGAGCGCCGAAGCCTCGTTGACCGCCTCCCCCGACGGCCCCGTATCGCCGCCGGTGGCCCACCGGATAAACCAGTCGGCCGGATTTCGGAGCGTTGACCGCTTTATGGAGTTAAGGAACCGCGACAATACGCCCATGGGTTACCTGTCGGTGAGATTCGAGTCGATGAACAGGGCGACGCCGGCAGCAAACAGGCCAGCGCACCAACCCCACAGCAGCACGGCGCCGGCGACAGCCGCCACAAAGCCCACGATCGCCAGCACGGCCGCGCCGTGCCCCTTCATCGTCGTATCCTCACGGGCAGCCCGATGTCGTCGTGACCGGGCTCCACTACGAGCAGGACGTAGCCGCCGCCGCCGGCGCCGGTGAGCTTCCAGCCGTGAGCGTCGTTCCTGTATCTCGCCATGTCCGCCAGGATCTCCGCGTCGGCCATGTCAGGAAACATCCCCAACTGTGCCTGGAACCCGGCCAGCACGGACCAGCCCAAAAGCTTCGTGTCCTGCTCCTGTATCGCGCGCCAGACCCTATGGGCGGCCCCGGCAAGACATGCAGCAGGCCCTTCGGCCACATATCGCCGCTCAATCGGCGAATATCCGCCCTCGCGGGGCGACAGGGCCACCAACCGCAGCCGTTGCTCAAGCCAGCGGCACGTTTCCTCGTCGCGATCGTTCTGAATCGTCTCCGGCCAGTATTCGCCGCGGTAGCCCAGCAGCGACAGGCCCGGCAGACACACGCCCAGGGCGTCCTGCGAGCCGCTGATCGTGGACGTGCCCGGCGGGTTTTCGCAGGCGAACAGTATGCGGGCCGTCTCCACGGCGTCCCCTGGCGGCAGTGCCGAGCCCCACAACCGCTTCGCCGTCTGCCGCGTGCTCGTGGCCATGCCGCTCCGCTCGGCAAAATCGTGGTCCGGCCATATCGAGGCGACGACAACCGGCCCGGCGTGGCTTTGAGACACCCAAGGCTGGTCCAACCACCCTCCAGCAAGGTCCAGGCGGTACGGAATGCCCACATATGCCCGGATTTTGTTGCTCGCCCGCGCCGGAAGCCCCGCAGCCGGCTGGCGGGCCAAACACACGTATGTGACGCCCAGCCGCTCGCACAGCGCCCGCTTCTCGGCCGAGTCGCCGTCCTTGTTGACGACGAAGAAGTCCGGTCGAAAATGCTCTAGCTCGGCGGCGAAGTCCATCCGGCCACTGCCGGCGGATACGGTGACGCCGGCAACATACTCGCAGGAGCTGACGATGAACTTCCGCTCCGCCTCACAGAACAGCGGCGGGCGGCCCTTCAACTCCGCAATCGTCGCGTCGGAGCCCAGGGCGACGTGCACTTCCCCGTATTGTGCCGCCTGACGCAGAAACTCCACGTGCCCCGCATGCCACGTGTCGAAACATCCACTGACCAGCACGGTAGCCATGGACTATTTCCCGGCCGGCCGCTTGCGTTCCGCGCAGTCCGCCCGGTTGCCACATATCAAGGCCAGCACAAACAGCACCGCGTATGCCACGCCTATGGGAATCAGGGCAACCATTGCCTTCTCCTCGTCAGAGGCTTACAATCCCCCGTTCGTCATATACACTCGTTCCGCTACCTTCCGTTTCGGCCGACAGCCCCACACACATTACCGCCGTGACAATCCCGTCAATCCGTTCGGTGCTGTGCTTCTTGCTCGGCTTGATGTTCCCAGCGGCGTCCTGTTCGACGGCCACGTTATCCGCCATCCACCGCAACACCGGGTGCCCTCCGTGCTGCACACGCTCCGACAGAATGGCCGCCTCAAGGTCTTTCGCCGGGCCGCTCATCGACGCATAGCCCTGGCGGAACTCCACCATCTCGAAGCCGTCATCGTCCTGCAACTGCGTGGCGAGCTGCTGCGCGTTCCATGGATCGTACGCCACCGCACGAATGTCGTACAGGTCCCGAAGCTCCAGCAACTTCCCCCGGATGGCTTTGTAGTCCACTACGTTGCCGGGCGTGGCGTCTATCCAGCCCTCGCGGTGCCATTGTGGGTACGGAACGCCGTCGCGGCGCTCTCTTTCCCGCATGTTCTCGGCAGGAATCCAGAAATACGGCAGCAGCCACGCCCCGACCTCATCGTCCGGAAACCACAGGTCCAGCGACGTGATATCCACCTTTGTGGACAAGTCCAGGGCCGCGTAGCACTCCCGCCCCCGCAGCGCCATGCGGTCTATCGGCCGCTCACCGCACGCGTCCCACTTGTCCATCCGCAGCCACCGGACATCCTGTGTGGTCCACTGATTCAGATGGTAGCGGCGGAAGGCGTTCTCTTTCAGCGGCGACTGCTGCGCCTCTTTGCAGTCGGCAGCGAACAAATCGGCGTTTATGATGGTGCCGAACGACGGATTCGCCGCTTTCCAGACTTCCGGGTCCGTCCAGTCCGCCTCCTCCGGCGCCGCATAAATGACGGGCAGAAAAGTCCAGTCCTCTATGATGCCATCCTGCACCTTCCGGGCATACTCGTGCTGCTCCCAGCAGATGCTGTGCCGGTCGAAGCCCGCAGTGGTGATGGCGATCGCTAACGGTTGGCGCCGGGCCGCCCCCGCATAAACAAGCGTGTCCCACAGGTCGCGCGTTCGCTGGGCGTGCAACTCGTCAAAGATGACCGCGTGGGCGTTCAACCCCTCTTTGGTGGGGACATCTGCCGACAACGCGTGCAAAAAGGCGTTCTGCTGCTCGTATACGATGCGCTTCTGGCTGCGAACCACCTGCAACCGGCTCTTGAGTGCAGGCGAGGCGGAAACCATGTTCGCCGCCCCCCGGTAGACAATGCCCGCCTGGTTCCTATCTGCTGCCGCCGTGTAGACCTGCGCCCCAGGCTCATTGTCCGCCATCAGTAAGTACAATTCCACGGCAGACATCAACGCGGATTTTCCGCATTTCTTAGGCACCTCAATATAGGCTTTGCGGTACCTGCGCGTGCCGTCCGAACGAATCCATCCGAAACGCGGCCCGATTACCTCCTCCCATTGCCAATCCAGCAACTCAAACGGCTTGCCCGCCCATTGCCCTTCCGCGTGGCAACAGAACTGCCGGAAGAAGTCGCGCGGCCGCTCCGCCGCCTCGAGGCTGAACGTGCACCCCGTCGCAACAGCCTGCTCGTCCTGCTCGTTGCGAATCCACTGCGCCCACCCCGCGCGCCGCGCCGAGCTGTGCTGGCGTGTCTTCTTCGGCTGCCTAGCCATGCTTC